TAAGTGGTCACATATTGTCTACCCTTGGGAAGTAGAAATGGTACATTAATTATGGTCTTTCTAGTATAGGGACATAGACCAAACCCTGTTCATTATGTACTCAGTTGAACTCTGGCCAGCAGCTTACTGGATAGACACCTGGTTAACGGAAAGATGCCAATACGTAGTACTCTCACAAGGTTGCAACCCTTGATATACATCCATCACGGAGAACTATAGTCTCAATGGTAGTATACTATCCTGCTTGGATGAAAGTATTTTGGATGCTAATCCATAAGATCGGGAATTATATACTCAAAGCAATAAGAGTAACACCACTGATTTATTGTAATCTGTTCCTATCATTAGTTCAAGGATACTGATTAGTAACTATAATTGGAGAACTATTAATTATAGTCCTCCATCTCTAGTATAATACCAACAGCTTCCCAAAATAATACTTTATTTTGTGGATGCACTAATGGTCTTATATTCTCTAACTTGATAGCTAAGTCTTTATAATACTTAGCTACACCTACTACAAATAGTAAATAGGTTTCTTCATTAAGTTCATTTAATAAACTTGGTGTTTCAATAGCCTTAGTGGCTAGTCTAAATGCTGTTTCTTTTGTAGTCATAATATAGTTTTAAGATTAATATTTAAAAATTTGTAAATTCCGGAAATACTTATTGTGCTTCTCTAACTATAGAGAGTAATACTAATAGTAATGATAATACATAGAGTAGAGTACTCTTATGTAATTAGCTATATAACATATATTATATGAGCTTATTCTCAATCTGTTACTACTCTTACAAGTATATATAGGGTTAGAGTTTATCACTCTTTTATACCTATACAGACACATTTAAATAAAATATGTTTTTATAACTGTCTGAATATCAATACCAAAGTCACATAGTTACACAGGCTGGATACAAAAAATATTAATATAAATAAATATAAATATATATATTAAATATATTAAATAATGTTCTTGAATATAGCAGTGTAGTGCAGTATTTTGCAAGATATAATAAACTCAACCTGCTTATCATACCCTTTTAAATTTAGGGTTAGAAAAAAAAGGGTATTTTAAAAAGAAAAAGAGAGACTTTCATCTCTCTTTATCTTTTCTCTTACTTCTTTGAAGTAAGAGGCTGACTCAAGTCAGCTTTGGTTTCAGTTGTTTCAACTGATTCCAAGGCTGCTGTGGCAGAAGTGGTAGAACGTCCACGCAGATCCTGTGCTTCAATAGAAGCAGTGGCATTTGCAAGACGTGCATTACCACGTTTTTCAGCATTCTCAATAGCACCTGCTGCTTGAGCAATGTCTGAATGGTCTACGAAGAATCTGTTTTCAGATTCCCAGTAGCCAACAGCCATCATATGGTCTTTGTTCCTATTCATAGGAGCATCAGACCAGATGAGTGGTGTTACACCGTCATCAGCATATCTGATGTAATCACCTTGTTTTTTAACATAGGTGGCAACATCAGAGGCTGTGCCGTGTATAGTATACATAGCACGAAACACGCCAGTAGTTTTGTCTTTGTAGACAGTTTTTAATTTTGCTTGTAAAGCCATAATTGAAAAATTTAAAAGGTTAATTTATTATCCTTTTAAGTTTAGGGTTAGAAGAAGAAGGATGTGTGTAGGTGCAAAGACCTTTTTTCACTTTCAGAAAAAAGTCTTTGGGTAAGTTAGACACAGGACAAGGGTTGCCAAGACATAGGGGGGTACCCACTTTGGCTGGCAGACCGGGGGCTGCTGTAGAGGGGGGTCACCATAATCTTATACATACTAAAAAACCTAAATACCATAATCCCACACATACTAAAAACCCAAATAACTTTGTCCAGTTTTTAGTGCAAAAAACTTGACATCCTGGGGGAGCATGTCTGAGGTAGAATATACCCGGGGGTATAATCACCTACCCTAAATTTTATATATTGGTGATGTCAAAGATATTATCTATATTTGTGTAAGTAATTAATTATTTGTATATTAATATATGAAGAAAATTGACATGGGTAAGTATATTTTACTCATTGGTAATGATGCTACTGAAATCTTTGACTACTATAAAGTCCCAGAGATGCATAGTCTTAACCGTGCAGATGCTCAAGCAGAAGAAGTAGACATGACTAATCCTAAAAATGGAGATCAAGGTAATGGTGTTTACATATATGGATTAACTAATTATGATCCGGCAGATAAAAAACTTACTGCTAAAGATCCTTACAAACCATTCTTGTTTATAAATTTAGGTACCTTTAAAAAATATAATATTACAGAAAAAGCTACAGGAGTTATGCATGAAACAATGCATATGAGTATCATATTAAATAACTGGGATATAAAAGATAAAGAAGAAGAGGTAATAACATTTGCTGAAGAAGAAGCAAATAAGATTATTGAAAAACTAAAGACTACTAAAGTAGAACAACCAAAGAAAAAATTCTTTTCTAGAAAATAAATGTTAACACCAGAACTAGATGTAATATCTGTTGAAGAAGAAACAGAATTATTAAATGCTTTAGTAGAAGCTGAAAATAAAGGTACAGAAATAAATAATAGAATTGGAATAAGATATGGTAATTCTATTTATGGTAATGAAAAGTTAGAACCTATTCCTAAATATTTACTTAACCTATGTTATAAGTTAATAGATAAAAAAATACTAGATGTTTTACCGGAAGATATAAGTATAAATATTTATTATCCGGGAAATAAAATGGTTCCCCATATAGATAAGATAGATGCAGGTCCTGTAATAACAATATTAAGTTTGTTATCAGATGCAAATCTTATTTTATCATATGGTGCAAAAAAAGAAATTGTATTGTTACCATCTAGATCAGTAGTACAATTAAAAGATAAATACAGAACACATTGGAAACATAGTATAGAAAAAGTAAATGATAAAAGAATATCTATAGTATTTAGACAGTTAGGTAAAAACAATTAGATTAAGTAAATAATATTTTGTATATTAATATATAACTTAAATATATAAAAATGGATATTCTAAATTTTATTTCCTGGATTAAAGGAGGAAGATATACTACAACTCCACCTGCAAATTCTGTTACTGTAATTGGTGCACCTAGTAGTAATAGAGATGATAAATATTTACCAATTACTATTCCTCTTTCTGCTCTTGGAAGTACTGGTATAAGTAATGTTGGTAGACTTATTGGAGGAGGAATAGTGGTAGCTGAGTGGGATGAATACGGAGTAAAAAAGGTTCTTATAGCAAGTTTAACTTATTTAAGTGCATCTGTTCCATGGACGGTACCTGCTTTTCAAAGTACTACAATAGGTGTTGGAGCTCAAAATTTTTCAACTGGTTTAGGAAATACTGATGCAATTATAGCACAAGCTGGTGGTGCAACTACTGCCTATGCAGCTGGTCTTGCAAGACTTTATTTAGGTGGTGGTTATAATGATTGGTATTTACCAGCATCTTGGGAATTAAACTTATGTTTTGATTCTGCAGCTATTGTTAATAAAGTTTTAGGAACAACAAATGGTTTTTATACTGGTCAACACTGGAGTTCATCAGAATCTAGTAATATTAATGCATATGGTCAACCTTTTACTAGTGGTACTGCAGCTCCATCAGCTAAAAGTAGTAGTTCCATAAGAACTAGAGCAGTAAGAATACATACTTTATAATTATAATTTAAAAAAATAAAAAAATGAAACAATTAATTGGATATTATAATGAACAAGGAAAATATATTGAAGAACTTGTAAATATTATTGAAAAAACTAAAGAAGAAATTATAAAAGAAAAAGAAGAAATGTTATTAGTAATAACTGAAGAAATAAAAAATTTAAAAGAATTATGAAAACAATTATAACAATCTGCTTGTTAATACTAACAAGTTTTATTTTTAGTCAGCAACATGCTCTTTATATTTATAAAGGTAAGTTTGCATTCTGTGGAGCATCTGCTGCAGTACCTACTGGTAATCTAATAAAGGTTCAAGGTAGAACATTTGTAGAAGGTTGTTCAGTATGTCCTGTTATTGATGGTCCGTCTATTGGTAATTCTTTTTTAGTTCCGGAACCTTCTGTATCTCCTGATGGAACTGATAGTACAGTATGGTCTTTCTTTTGGTATTTTGATTCTGTACCTCAAGCACCAACATGGGAAACATTAACTACAGTAAATAGATCATTTGTTGTATCCGATACATTAGGTGGAGGAATGAGTAATATGTTCTGTATGCCATGTAAATATTTTAAAGAAGTAAATGGTGTAACATTAGTTAAATGTTATGGTCCTCTTAATGAAGCTGCCTTACCTTTAAGAAAAGCATTAAGAGTTCATAAAGGACAAACATCAATTACCCAAGCACCTGTTGGAGCACCATATCCAGTAGGAACTATTATTCCTGTAAAAGATTAATCATGGCAAAAATTAAAGATACATTTACTAAGTTAGATAAACCAAAAGTTACCCGAACAGGTGTACATGCAAAAACAAAAAGATCTAAACTTAAATCTTCTAAGAATTATAAAAAATTATACCGAGGTCAAGGAAAATAATTTTAATATATTTGTTTTTATATAAAATATTTATATATTTGTAAAAACTAAACAAATATATTATGTCAGATGAAATTAAATGTGGATGTGGAAAATCTCAAGACCCTAATGGATTTTGTGATGGATCTCATAAAAATAATCAAGATCAAGTATCCTTTAAAGAAACAAAAATTTATTCTTTTGGAGATATCTTAGTAGGATTAAATACTGAAGAATTACCAGAAGGTGTTGAATTAGAAGTAAAACAAAAATTTTCTGAGATTACAGAAATTTTAAAAAGTACTTATACAATGTCAACACAATCCCCAGTTAAAAGTTTATTGTTTGATCATGCAGTGGGAGAAATACTAAATGCTCAAATGTCTGTTGTTAAATTATTAAAATTATAAATATGACACCATTTAAAACATTAAGAGGAAGAAGAATACTAATTGAAGTTCCTGTAAAAAAAGAATCAGTAATTACATTGTCTGAAAAAGATCAAGATGCTTTAATGTATGAAGCAATGAAACAATGGAACAAACTTACTGTATATGCCATAGGTGATAAAGTAGAAGAAATTGCTGTTGGAGATTTAGTATATATTCCTGTCCCACAATTAGAACAAGCAGAAAAAGTTGACATTGATGGTAGTGTAAAACTAATGTTTAATGAAATGGATATAGCAATAATATGGTAAATATAACAGATGATAATCCGTATTTTTCTGGAAGAACAAGTACTGATAAAATTAATTCTAAAGAAGTATCTAAAGAAGATATAGATAACAGAACTAAAAATACTTTAGATTCAGAATATAATAAAAATTATGTTCATGATTTTAGAAAAAATATTCCACCATTTGAAGAACGTCCCAAATACTATGGTGGAAAAGATTCAACATATGAAGTTTTTAATGTATTAGAAGCCTGGAAGTTAGATAAAGATTTTTACTTAGGAAATGTAATAAAATATTTAGCTAGAGCTGGTAAAAAAACTTTTAACAATAAAGAAGATTTACAAAAAGCATTAGTATATTTACAACGTAGAATTGATACACTATGAATCATTTAATAATGTTATTTATATTAAGCCTAGCATGTTTGTTATGGATTATAGGAAGTTCTTTTAAAGGACCTATATACAATAGAGTTAAAGACTCATATGAACTAGATCATCAAGGTGAAATTACTGGTTCATATTTTATAGTTGCATCACTTCTTTTAATTTTTTTAGCTGGATCTTTTCTATAATTTTTTTTGTCATTAAATTTTTGTATATTATAGTATGACAGAATTTAGTAATCAAGGAGAATTATCTAGTACAAGTTCAGGTACATTACTAGCAACAGGCACTTTATCTACATCACTTTTAGATAAGTTGTTAATTATTAGATTGCATAATCCATTAGCATATGTGGTCAGTTTATATAAATATGAATCTCTTACTAATTCAACAGTTTTATTATATAATTTAAGTTTATCAGCTGGTGATACATTAACAGATAATTTAGCATATTCATTAAATGCTGGTGATCAAATAATTGGGTATTCTGATATACCAGGAACTACTTATTATACATATGGACAAATATACTGATGCAAGTAGTAGATACAAATGGAAATATATTTGGTACAGGACTTGAAGTAACAGGTCTAGATGGTAAACCTAAAACTATAGGTAGTACTAAGGTATCTCAAGCTTCTATTACTTCATTTAATCAATATGTTGCAGCTGCTGGAATAGGAAGTACAATATTATTTAATGCTAATGTTCTTTCAACTTTAGGTCAAATAATAGATGTTGATTTTTTAGCAAGAAATAATACTGGTATTTCAACTACATTAAGAATTTATATTAATAGTAGTTCATCATTATCTGGAGCAACTCAAATTGGAAATTTTGCAATTGTAGGATCAGTTGATACTATGGTTAGATATCAACATAGATTTTCATTAACTGATGATGGAACGGGAAACTGGTGTTTAATTGGAGCAGATAGTTTTGGATTCTCTTCTGATTTGGTTTCACCTGGTTCATTTAATTCTTCAATAGTTGGTGTTGGTGCTGCTACTAAAAGTTATATAATAGTAACATTAAATCAAAGTGGTTCTTTAATTGCAGCATCAATTAATTATTAAAAATATAAAATGAATATAACTAAAATAGAAAATGGTTTTACAATAGATGAACAAAATTTTCAATATTTATTTAAAGGTTTAGAACATGAAATATTATCAGAAGATCAATGTCATATTAATACAAATTTAGGAACTATATTTTTTGATAATTCAGTAAGTATTAATAATAAGTTTTTTAATAATATTAATGAATGGATTACTGAATTATATAATATTAATTAATTTTGTTATCTAAACTATTTTGTGTATATTATAGTATATATTAATAATACTTAAAAAACAAACAAAATGGATATCTTAAATTTTATAAGCTGGATTAAAGCTGGTAATTACAGAGCAACACTACCAACAGATGTAACAAATCTTTTAGCTGTTGGAGTTAAAGATCCAAATAGAGATGATAATTATATATCATTAGCTGTTAATGCAGCACCTTTACAATCATTGTATAATACAGCTAATGTAACTCAGATAACTTTAATAACTACTGCTGTTACAGTTAATGCCTTAAATGGTATTATTACTACTGTATCTTCTACTCTTGCGGCTAATGCTAAAACTAATTTTACAGTAACTAACCCAAATGTAGTTGCTGGATCTAAGATTTTAGTATCTGTTGACTACGATCACGCAGCAACTGGTATTCCTGTAGTAGGAGTATCTGATATTGCAGCAGGATCTTTTAAAGTAGTTCTTAGTAATGGTGGTTCAGCTGCATTAAATAATGTAGTTAAGGTTCATTACCTTATTATAGCATAATAAATACTAATAAAAAAAACATGTCAGTAGGAGATTTAAAAACAGATGGTTTAAAAGGAAATAACTTTCCTTGGCAATTAAAAATGCTAAAAGGATTACAAGGTATTATTGATGCTATTTTTGCAATAGCACCAGTACCACCTCCAGCACCACAAGTAAGAGCACCTCATGCATATAATGATACAATATCAGGTACAGTACCTGGCAGTAATTATGGAATTTCTATTGCTAATGTGGGTACAGTTAATGGTCTTGTAGATGGAGCAGTTTTAAAACCAGGTTATACTGTAAGTTTTAGTCCAACATCTGTTGATTATTTAGATAGTTTAACATATGATGCAACAGGTACTGAATTCTTAATTACTTACATTGATTAATTATGCCTACTGACATAAACTCAAATAAAATTTTAGGTGTTCCTGGAAGTACAAATATAATACATTCTGTACCAACATATAATGAAAAATTATTTATTTCAATTTGGGAAACACAAGATAGTGGTGAATATATTATGTTACCCTATGATGGAGGAGGTACTTACAACGGAACTATAGATTGGGGAGATGGTAATACAGATATCAATGATGGTAGTGTTACTGGACACGTTTATTTATACAAAGGAGTTTATACAATAACAATAAATGGAGCTACTACAGGATGGAATTTTGGTAATCTAGGTGGTTCATCTTATATTAAATCAGTTGTACAATGGGGACCATTACAATTAGGATCTGATATAGGTTTTTATTTTCAAAATTGTCCTAATTTAGACTTATCTACAGTATCTGATGTTCTTAACTTAACAGGAATAACAAATATGGTTGGTATGTTTGAAGATTGTTTTTCTATTACAACTATTAATAACATAGATTTGTGGATCACTTCAGCAATTACTACTATGAATGGCATGTTTTATAATTGTTCATCATTTGATCAAACATTAATATTTGATACATCATTAGTATATGATATGAGTCTTATGTTTTATAATTGTACACTATTTAATCAACCATTACTATTTAATACATCATCAGTAATTTTTATGAATGGCATGTTTTATGGTGCTACTGCTTTTGACCAAAATATAGGTTTTTGGGATGTAACATTTCTTGCACAAGCAAATGGTTTTATGGGAACTAAAACTCCTGCAACTTTTTCTCCTACTCGTTTAGATGCAATTTATAATGGATGGAGTGCAACAGCAGCACAAACTGGAGTTTTTATAGACTTTAATAGTGCAAAATATTCACCTGCAAGTATAGCAGGTAGATTAGTTTTAACAGGAATTAAATTATGGAATATATCAGATGGAGGACTTTAAAATGAAATACTTAATTATATTATTTGTATTATTATCATCTTGCTCTCTTGAAAAAAGACTAGCAAAGTATTGTCCATTGTGTGTACAAAAAGATAGTACAGTAACAATAATACAACTTAAAGATACTACAATAACAATCCCAGGTGAAACAGTAACGTTACTAGACACACTTTATTGTGATTCTCTTGGTAATGTTATATCTAGACTAAATGGAGACCTTAGAGACAAGGACGGCAAACTAATCAATCTACAAACAAAACTACAAAACAACATATATACATCTAAAGCTAGAGTTCAAACAATATATAGAACTATTAAAGGTAATGATGTGTACCATACTAAAGTTGTAACTAAAACATTAAAGCCGGAGAAGATAAAGTACATACCTTGGTGGGTAAATTTCTTTGCTGTATTAGGTGTAATATTATTTCTTATACTTCTTGTATATTTTGGATACAAGCTGATTAAACTTTATTTATTATGAAAACACAGTTGACACTATTACTAATATCTATACAACAAGAACTTTTGACATTAATATCTATTTGCCTTGCATTTTTTTTACCAATATCAGGAATACTCCTAATGATAGGAGTATTAATAGCTATTGATACTTTTACGGGAATATGGAAAGCTAATAAATTAAAAGAAAAAATAACTAGTAGAAAGCTCTCAAGTATAATTAGCAAATTAGCACTTTATGAAGTAACTGTTATAATGTTTTTTCTTATAGACAAATTTATTCTTAATGATATCATACTAACTTTTTTCAGTGTACCATTTATGCTTACTAAGATAGTGGCATTGATTCTAGCTAGTATAGAAGTAATGAGTATTAATGAGAACTATAAAGTAGTAAAAGGCATAGACTTATGGCAATCAATGAAGTTGTTATTTGCAAGAGCTAAGGATATTAAAGATGATATAAATAAAATTAAATGACTTATACTAGAGAACAAATAGAAAAAGCAGTAAAAGCTAAAGGATACACTTATTTTACAGGTCCTGGAAATTATGATGTTAATATAGTAGGAGTAAGAAACTCTGATACCGGTCAAACAGTAACTAATTTATTTGATGACAAGATGACTTTATCTTATAAATTAGATGGAGTATGGAAATATCATGAATGGAATAATACAACTGAACCAGGTAAAAAAGGAGTTACACAATATCACAACGCTAATGGAGTAGCTAGATTAGTTCCAGGACAATATAGAGGGGTATATGCTATATCTAAACACCAAGGAAAATATGATGCTTTATGCCAAAGACTAGGTAATGTAACTGTATGGAGAGATAAAAATAAAAACATGACATTTGATGAAGTTGAAAAAGATACTGGAATGTTTGGTATAAATATACACAAAGCAGGTTCAGTGTCTACATTTGTAGAGAATTGGTCAGAAGGATGTCAGGTATTTAAAAGATCAAAAGATTTTGATGAGTTTATGAAAATAATAAATAAAGCTAAAGACTTTCATGGCAATCATTTTACATATACTTTACTAGAGAGTAAAGATATTAATTAATAAATAAACAATTATGAAATTTAGAAACAGTTGGAAATCAGCAACAAAACAATGGGATAAGATATCTATAAGATTTAGATTATCTTCAGTAGATGTATTTACTTTAGAAATAGATATTTCTAGAGAATTTTACATGTTGACAATATTAAATTGGACAATTAAAAATAGATAAAAGTAAAGTTCTTATTTACACTATAATAATCCAGGTAATTTAATTTATCTGGATTTTTTTTGTTTAAATATTTTTTATTTAAACTTTTATAGTATATTTGTTTAAACTTTAAAAATATAAACAATGGAAAATGTAAATCAACAAGAACAAGAATTAGATTTAACACCTGAACAGTTAACAGAACGTAAGGAACAAATGCTTTCTTTTTATACTGAATCTTTACCTTATTTAGAAGCTCAATTAAAATATGAAAGTTTACTAACTAGTATAGATGAAATAAGATTTAAAAGAACTAATATTCAAATGCAGTATGCTATGTTAGCATCAGAAATGCAAGAAGGACCAGAAGAAGAAACTACTGAACCTACTAAAAGAACATTAAAGAAAAAGTAATCATGGCTTTAGTTAACCAGGTACAGAAACGTGTAAAAATGCCTAAGTGGGACATTGTTAAATTTCAGATTTTAACTCATTGTTATGTTAATCATATAACAATGAGTGATTCTGATCTTAACTGTCTTACTCTATTAAGTTTTAATCAGCCAATAGAACTTACTCATTTTTGTT